TCACAAATGGGTAAGAACGTGGTGCGTTTACATAAACGCGTGATGTTTTCACACTACTATCGGCATTTTTCAGTTCGGTAGTAATGCGTGTATAGATTTCATTTGAATTGTCAATCATTTAACATTTAACCTCCCTGTTGCTAACCGATGTCGTGTTAAGTTGGTCGCGCGCCATAACCCACGAACAGGTCTTGTGCCTCGCGTCCAAATGATGTCAGTTCTACCACCTCTATCGGCTTCTTCGTTGTTTCCAACGCGTCCGTTATCGGTATGTCTAACCCACACCGTTTTCATACCTTGACCTTTGCCGTATGTTCCTAATGGAACAATACCAGCAGGTCTTTCAATGTATTCCTCCGTTCCGCCTTTTTCAAAGCCCCTTGCGGAATACACAATTGTTCTTGTGTGTCCTTTAACGCGATATGTTGTTCCACTTGAACTAACCCTCGTATGTTCGCCTACCGATATATCTCTTTCCGTAAAGGAATTGTTTATACCAGCGCCGAACTCTGCGAATAACACTTGTGAACCAATACATTTAACTGTTGCGGAATTACCATTTACCGTGCGGACAACTTCAATATGTGGGTCATCTCCACTTATGTCGTTGAGCGCTTGGTTGAAGTTTCTGCGGGCATTTTTTTCAATGTCTTTGCTTACCGCTTCTAACCATTTTGAGTTAGCAACTTTGACATTACTCTCAATGCTTTTGATAAGTTCGCTTGGTTTAATGTTCCATTGGGCTTTCACGGTTATTTGTTCCTAACTTTTTTTAGCAATACAACTACTTCATTTAAGGTGTCTTTAATGCGTTTAACACGATAATCGTATAAAGGTTGTAAGTTGTCGTCATATTCAGGCGCTTTGTCAATGAAAAACACGGTATTTTCGTCAAAGCCATACTTTTCAAGTTCATACTTTGTTAGAACGAATGATTTGTCGTATTCAACGGCAACACCGTTGCTATCAATGTAAGAAGAACCTGTCGCACCGCTTAAATGTGTAGCGAACTCAATTTCATTCCCATAAACGATTTTGGTTTCGCCTGTTTCATATCCGTCTTTATCAACGACACTTTCTTCGCCTGCGTAATTAAGAGCAACATACTTTCTTTGATTGATTTTCAAGTTTCTCATAAAGCACTCGCATAAGGCACAACATCATACATAATTTCTTCTTTGCTTCGCCAAGTTCGGCTAACTCCGTTTTCGTTATGTGATTTTTGACCTTCCGCGCCTCTTTCGTTAAATAGCACGATTGCTAATTCAATTTGTAGTTGTTCGTAATGTGGTTCAACTTCCGTTAATGGCTCATAGCCATACGGAAATCGCTTGTTAAGGATAAGTTGTTTCGCTTGACGGAGGTAAACACTTAAAACTTTTGGTGGATAATCTTCGCCAAGCATAACTTGTATTTGCTCAATTTTCTCATCATTAGTCATTGTGCTTACCTCCATTAAACTAATTCTCTAAAATTAGAGGGTGTAATCAATTGCGCAGAATGGGATATTCTTTGCTGGAATTGAATGACCTTGACCGTCGTGGACGACTTCCCAAGAACCAGCGGTTTCAAGTAAAGCGTTGGTAATCTTGTTTGTAGAAGCGATTGCGCTTGCTTTGAAGGAAACGCCCTCTGGTGCGAGGTAAATGCTATGACGGGAAACGAGTGATGTTTGTCCGCCATTGACTTTTGCTTGTCTTTCCATTTCAACAGGAACTAAAACAGGTAATTCGCCTCTTGCAAAAGCGCGTTGTCCTAAAATGTAAGTGCGGTATGTGTGCTTGCTATCTTCTGCGTCAGCAACAGGGCAAGCGTCATTAACCACGACTAAACGACCATTCCAAGTGGCAAGGTCGCTTTGGCGTTGCATACCGTTAGCGTCGTTGTAGAGCATATAAGAAATGGCTTGTGCCTTTTCAAGTTCTTTTGCGACGACGGAGTGCATAAAGACAACTTTGAATAAATCAGCGTTGTCGCCACCGATACCGCGAACTGCGTCAATGATGTCGGTTGAAGAAACGGAAGATTTGGAAATCACGCTACCAGCGAGAGCAGAACCGAAGATACCTTTAAGAATTGATAAAAGTTTCTTTTGGTCTTGTTTTTGCCAATAGTGAGCGACTTGTTCCGCAACAACGAACATAAAGTCTTTTCCTGTAATGGAGTATGTGAAGTCTTTTTCGGTAAAAGATTTTCCCATATGAAGGGCAACGATACCTTGTGAATATGTGCCGAGTGAACCGTCATCAATGTTGGTAGCACCGTCTAAATCAACTGCGTCGCCTTCTAAAAGACCTGTAATTGGGCGCACGGCATAGTTTCCGCCAACTTGGGCTGGGAACTTCGCCACGATTTCTTCATCTTCATAGAAAACGCCCGCTTCAATGAGTGAAGTTTTGATTGGGTCGGCAACGCTTCTTGTATAAGCAAGGAACACTTCGCCATTCCAATTTTTCAAATCAAATTGTTTCATTGTAAATGTCCTCCCATAATGATTTGATAAGTTTTAAGAGAACTATTAACTAATCAATGCTTGATAGGTTGCAGGGTCAGTTTCTTTTAGTTTGGACATTTCTTCCATACTAATCTTACCTGCCTTAAAGTCCTCTTTCGTCCAAGCAGAGCCACCTTTACCAGCCCCGTTTGGTTCAGGGTTATTAGACATAAGTTGCTTTTTAAGTGCTTCATCGTGAGATTTTAGGAATTGAGAGTGATATTCACTAACATCTTTTCCTTCAATTTCGCCTTCCGCGACCTTCCTCGCAAGTTCATCTTCATAACCTAATTTGGTGTATTTAGCGACTTTTTCACTAATAGATTTCTCTTTTTTAAGAGTGGCGATTTCGTTTTCCAATGCGGATAAATGGGCTTTCGCCTTTTCCTCATCGGTCATCTTGTCGGCTTTCTCTTTTTTTAGTGTTGAGATTTCGCTTGAATACTTATCAACCAAGCCCTTGTTTTTAATGGCTTCGCTTTCAAACTTTGATTTTTCGGCTGTCAATTCGCCTTGTTTCTTTGAAATTGCCTCAAAAACTTGGTCGTCGGTCATACCTTCTTCGTAAGTAAGACCTAATCTCTCAATTTGTTCTTTCGTAAACGCCATTTGGTTTACTCCTTTCGCGTGATTATAGTGTTTCTCTACACTCTATTGCGTTTGATTTGTTAATCGGTTTTCTCTAACCGATGTATTTACAAGTTAGACTATTTTCTAACTCAATTACCTGTTTCATTTTTGGATAAGCATTTGCGTTTGATTTCAACAATCACAACCTTATCTCTCTCGCGTTTAACTTCCACTTGATTACCGCGATTTAACACCTCGCACATTTCCACAATCATTGGAAGCGAGAAATCACTCGTCTTTATCATTTGGAATGTTCTCGCTTTCCTTCTTAAACTTCTCATAGTAATCGTTGCTTACCGTGTATGCTTCTTCGCTATCCGTGAATAAGCCACAAACTTGGAACGCTAATTGAGGCGCTACTTTATTGTTTTTAAGTAATAGGTCAAGAACCTGTGCTTTTTGATACAAGTTTTCGTAATTTCTACGCGTGAACTTAATATCAATATCACTTAAACTTAAACTTACCTTATTAGTAGTCATAACTTTCGTAATGGTTAAGATAAGTTGTAAGAACTTCAATTCACTTGTTCTAAACATAACTTCGGTTTCACTTGCGCGAGCGTCCGCACCTTGCCAGCCATTTTTGAGAATGACCGCGCCGTTGTTGGAACTATCGCCTGTGTTTCCGTCGCTTTGTGAAGGCATACCGACAATGTGAAGCACAACATTATACATATCTTGTTTAAGTGTTTGGACTTGGGTTTGATTGAGTTCTTGTGTCAAATATGACACATTTGCCGATAATTCTTTGCTACCGTCTTTAATCTTAATCGCACCAAGTTCCTTCAACTTTTGAATGTCGCTTTCTTTAATATCAACATTCTTGAATACCATAAGGGCTTGAATAAACTCCTCAACACCGTCTAAACGATTGCTTTGGACTTTATTGATTGCGTCAAGTAGGTCAATAACTTGTTCAAAGTCGCCAACTCGTTCTTCGTTCAATGGATACTCAATTAGTGGAATGTATCCGTAAGTGTGTGCTTCATCTTTGGTAAGAATACCGTCAATGACTTCGTAAAATCTTGTTTTGGTATATGCTTGAACGCGTTGCTTGTTCACACCGTCCCTAAACACAGTATCAATGATTAAACCAACCATTGGTTCTTTCTTGAAATCAGCCGAATAAATCACACACGCATTGAACGGGTGGACGCTATAAACTTTGAAAGGTGCTTCATTTGGTCTTTTGTCAAAATCTTTATTGACTAAACCTAAACGATAAGCAGTTCCGCAAATTGATTGATGTTTAGCGATTGTTTTGTCCTTGCCGACTTTATCTTCAAGAACCATATAGTCATTAAGTTGTTCAATCTTGTTTTCTTCGTTATTCTCTTTACGAGAAACATATTCAATTGGCTTCCATAAAAGGTAGCCGACCTTGAAAGCAACGATTTCTCTTGCGTGGTTTTCAACGATTTTGTTGTTGATTTCCTTATGATAGACTTTTTCACGCTCTAAAATTGGTTGAACACCGTTGTAATAATTAAACAAGTATTGTATTTGTGCTTGATTTAGCGCAAAAGTAAGTAATGCTTCATTGATTACGCTTACAATGTTTGTTTCATTAACGGTTTCAACCGTTGAAGTGATTATTTTTCTACCGTTTAACTGCATTTCGTTTGACCTTTACACACTAAAAAATACCTTTGAAAACAAGGTATTAAAAGTTATTCAAATGTCCGTGATATATCAAAGACAGTTAAAATGGTCTATGAAATACACTATATTCGGCTTGTTGGAAATTATTTGGCTTAATCATATCGCAACCTTGCGACAAACTATCAGGTGCGTCGTCCTTTTGTTTGTTGCCTCCGCTCGCGCTATAACCTAATAAGTTCTGCATAAACATATTGTAGTCTTTATCGCGATAAGGCGCGGACAAGAAATGGAAGTGAAGTTTAATATCGCTTGAATGTTGGATAATTCTATCGCATTTTGAAATGGTAGAAGGCGCTGGTTTATCAGTAATGTTGATTGAATATCCTTTTTGTTTAAGTATTTCATTAACATCTTCGCCATATTCATCGCCACGACTATTTCTTTCAAATTGAAGTTGTTGGATACCCCATTTCATACATAAATCAGCCACTCTTGGTTGCGTTTTGTTCTTGTCGCCATAGTCAAAAACTACCGCAGGCACATACACATCATAGTTATTCCAACCTATTGGGTCTTTATATACATACATAACAGGACACGAAACCGCGTCGCCACCGCCCCACGCAACATCGCAAGGCGCAACAATCTTATACGGTGTCTTTCCAGCAGGTAATTCGCCATTAAAATACATTAAACTGTCGGCACTAAATAGTTGTCCGCTTCGTTCAATCGGTTCGCCCATAAATTGGGCAGACCAAGAGGCAATATCGCCTGTATTTTCAAATGAAGCGCGTTTTTGTTCGTAAAAAGTGGTTGAGAAACCAACATTATGGTCGTATTCAAAATTACTTTTATCATTTTCATCTAACGCTGGTTTATTGATTATTTTATATCTACGCGTAGCAAACGCTGGTTCTTCGGTTAAAACCTTAATTCTTCGCCCAATTGGGTCGTTAATAGACCAACGAGTGCCTATCCATAAGACTTTGGCGCTTTCTTTCGCTCTTGTTGTAAAGTCGTTCTCAACCTTACTCCAAACTGTTGCTAATCTTATTTGGTTTACGGCTTCTTCATAACCACTAACAAGGTCGTCGCCGATGAGAATACCACTACAATCGCACGCACCGTTTAGAGAGCCGTCAATTGAACGAGCAGTAAAAGAGTGATAACGCTTCACGCGTCCCACATCTAAATAAGTTTCTTTACTATTACAATATGATTTTGGGTCAAACTTCGCATTTGGGAAGATTTTTGCCCAATTATAAGTAAAATTGTCTTGGATAATTTCCATTACACCTTTATAAAATGCACTTGCGACACCACCACTAAACGAACCATAAAGGTTGCTTGCTTCGGGGTCAATGCCTAATTTCCAAGTGATAAGGAATAAAACGAGCGTGGTCTTACCTACTCTCGGTGGGCAGGATAAAAATAATTCATCTAATTTATCCCAAATAACTAAATCTTCTAACGCGCGGACGACATCAACCAATTGTTTGCGTCGCGGACGATAAAATTGCTCTTTGATTGGTCGGTTAAACTCTAACGCTTGGAAATAACTATCCAAACTATATGGAGTTTCTAATACTAATATCTTAAATATAAGTTCTCTTATACTCTTTCTTTCGTTATCTAATAGTATTTGACTATTTAATGCGCCTACGCACACTTCTTTGAGCGTCCTGCTTTGCTTCATCGCCAGCAGTTTATCGCGATTAAATTGACCTTT